AACAACAAGATAGCTAAGTCTGGTGAAGTTTTCGACGAGTCGGAACTTATAGATAAGGAATTGTCTTTAAAAGGGGGTTATATTGAATTAGTTGTGGAAGAAGTAAAAGAGGTAAAGGTAGCTAAAGATAAAAAGAAAAAGTAATGGCTGGTGTAAGTTTGGAACGCATAAAAAGTGATGTAAACAAATACATGACTAAAGGTACTGGAGTTGTTGAAATGACTTTAGTAACACCTGACAGTAGTGTTACGTTTGACTTAACTGGGTTCGGAACTAAGCATTTCATTAATTTTGACAGTGAAGGATTGCCCATCAACTCTAAAAACGCTCATGTTTCTTTAAGTGAAATTTCTTTAATTGAAGCTAATTACCCTTTTAGGAATGATAAAGAAGAAGTGTTTTTGCTTAATCATAGGATTTCTGCAAAAGACAGTAGTGGCGTTTTAAAGCACTATGTAATAACTGAATGGTTACCAGACGAAACGTTTGGTCAAATTGTATGTATTTTAGGTGATTATGGCGGAAATTAACGTAGTTATTAAAGAACAAGGTTTTGAAATTGTCCGAGATATTATCGGTGCTATTTTAAAAGAAGAATTAGAGAATCAAAAAATATTACAGCCAGAGAGGTTAACCGAAGAGATTAACCTTTACTCTAATAGAATTAAGCCTTTTTCACAATCGGAGGTTTTTATGATTAACGTTAGTTGTGATAACGGTAATTATACTAGTAAATCCCAATCTGGTAATCACGGAGGTATAAATTACAATATTGATATATTCGCTACAGGAAAAGAAACCGGTACAAGTAATGGAGGTTCTAATTCAGCTAAAGTAAGAGATAAATATAATGGTTTAATTACTTTTATTTTAAGTGACACGCATTATAGGGTTTTAGGATTGCCTCCTGGAATAATTATGGGTACTAGTGTAGATAGTTTTGAAAATGGTGCGGTTGGCGATAGTCAAGATGCAGCTTTTACACAAGGATGTCGAATAGTATTTAATGTTAAGATGAGTGAAACTCAATCTTTTTATAAAGGTGTGGAATTAAGCACTATTAATACTAGTATAAAACTAGAAGATACGGAAAACGGATATAAATATACAAAAGAAGATTAATATGGCATTAAGCACGGCTATTGGTACTGAACGTAGAACAAGGACGAGAGGTATTAAAATTAGAAAGGGTAATTTCAGTGAGACTACTCCAAATTTACCGCAAAAAATAGCTATTTTCGGAGAAGCTAATACAGTTAACCAAGTAGGTTTAACTACAGAAAAAAAAGTAATAACATCCGCAGCAGAGGCTGGAGAGATGTATGGATATGGTTCTCCAATCCATCAACAAATGAGAATATTAAGACCTTTAAGTGGTGACGGTGTAGGTGGTATTCCTACGGTAGTATTCCCTCAGTTAAGCGATGTTTCAGCTACACCGACTGTAGACGAATGGACTATTGGAGGTACGGCTACAGCAAACGCTACGCATACTGGTGTTATTAACGGGAGAAGAAGTTTAGATTTTAAAAACTATTCGTATAGTATTGTTATAGGAGATACTGCGACTGTAATCGCTGGTAAAATTAAAGACGCTATTAATGGCGTACTTAGTTCACCTGTTTTAGCTTCGAATGTAGGTGGTAATTTAACAATTACCACTAAATACGCCGGAGCAACAAGTGCGGAATTAAAAACAAGGTTTGACTCTAATAATGTAGATGCTGGTATTACTTATGTTAAGACTAGTACTGTTGCTGGAGGCGGTTCTGTTGATTTAGCTGAGTCTTTTTTACAGATAAGTGAAAACGAATGGTATACTTTAGGGTGCCACTCTTATGGAGCCGACGCTACTATATTAAACGCAATGGAAGTGTTTAATGGTCGCCCAGACGACGAAACACCTACAGGTAGATATGACGGTCGTATTATGCGTCCTTTTGCAGCTATTGCTTTCGGTTCTACTTTAGACGACAAAGATGATTTATTAGCTATAACGGATGTTCAAGCTAGAATTAATCAAAACACAAACGTTTTATCTGCAGCGCCTAAATCAGAAGGATTTAGTGGAGAAGCAGCAGCTAATACTATAGCTTTAATGGCTAGAGTTGCTCAAAACACGCCTGAACTAGATGTAAACGCGAAGTATTACCCGGATATGCCAGTTCCTGAGAATGGTATAATCGGAGACATGGCTTTTTTAAATAATAGAGATTTATTAGTAAAAGGAGGTTGTTCTACTGTTACACTTGAAAACGGTGCGTATAAAATACAGGATTACGTTACTACATATCATTTAGAAGGTGAAAGTCCTTTACAGTATGCTTATGTAAGGAATTTAATGCTAGATTTTAACATAGTGTATTCTTATAGGATTTTAGAAGCTTTACATGTTTTAGATCATGTGATTTTAAATGATGGTGAGGTTACGGATGTATTAAAAAGCGTTAAACCTAAGCAATGGATGGCTGTACTTTTTGATTTCTTCGATGATTTAGTTGCTCGTGGGTTAATAGCAGATGCTGAGTTTAGTAAAAACTCTTTAATGGTAGAAAAAAGCGATGTTAATCCGGATAGATTCGAGACTTTTTTCAGGTCTAAACGTACTTCGATTGCTAGAATATCTAGTACCGATGTAGAAATGGGTTTTAATAATTAAAAATAAAAGATATGAGTTATACAGGAGGTTATTTAACGGAAATAACATGTAATCACCCAACTTTAGGTAATTTTAATTTTGCACCTTTAGCAGCAGAAGACTTTACAATAGACCCAGGAGGTGACAGGACAGATGATGAAGCTGGAGCAGTCACTGGGAACGGCAAGCCTATATGGAAAACAAATAGAGTTCGATGGTCTTTCGAAGGCCCTTTAGCCGCGGACTTTTCTACTGGTTTAGAGATGAAAAACTTACCTTTATTAGCAGGTAGTGCTGAGGATAGCACATGGACGTTTACACATATTTCAGGAGTGATATGGAGAGGTAAAGGTAGACCTGTTGGAGACATTCAAATAGCTACAGGAACCGCACAAATTACTGTTAAAATTTCAGGAGGTGGTGTTTTAGAAGCTTTATAAACGCAAAAAATCAATTATAAAAAACTAGTTATTAATTTAACTAGTTTTTTTTTGTATATTTGTAATTCAAAATAATAACCATGGAAAACAAAATAAACACAGATGTAGCCTTCGAGGAGTTAAAGGGTTTTTTAAAGGTAAAAATGCCTAAAGAATTTAGGAGAGGACGAATTTCAGACGAAAAAATAAAAGAAGATTACCCCGCTGTATTGGAAGCAATAGAGGATGGCTTGCTTGTTTTCGATGAAAAGTCTAACCCTGAGTATACATTAGAATACCCTTTGTTCTCGGAAGCAAAAGATAAAAGTTTGATTATTAAAAGCGTTGCTTTTAAGACTAGAATTAAAGGAGCTGACAGAACTATGCTTATGAACGGTATAGACCCTAAAAAAGACTTAGGAACCTACATGATTAAGATGATTGGCTTTATTTGCCAATTAAGTCCGTCAGAAACTAAAGAATTAGAAAAAGACGATTTCGAAGTGCTTAATCAGATTTGTTCGGTTTTTTAAATAGGTGGCCATCAATAAATTTATTACATAATTTAGACAATGTTATAAAGAGTGTAGTTTGGGAATTTAAGTGGTCACCTAAAGAAATCGATGAGTTATATATAGACGATATAGACCATCATGGACTGATTTATTGGTATAACCACGCGGTAGAAATGGAAAAGAAACATAACAAAAAGAATGGCGGCAAGTATTAAAATACCTACTATATTCACAGCTAATGACAGGTTTAGTGACGTTGTAAAAGGCATGACTAAATCTAGTCAAAAGTTTTACGGTTCTTTACAGCGAATTAGTCATAGAGCTAATAACATGTCAAAAGGGTTAGCTGCTGGAGGTCTTGCTGTCGTTGGGTCTTTTGGTGTAGCTATAAATTCGGCATCTACATTTCACGACAAAATGGCTGATGTAGCTAAAACTACAGGGTTAGAAGGTAAAGGTTTAGAAGACTTAGGGAATAGTATTTTAGATATGTCTAAAAAAACTAGATCTAGTATTGGTGACTTGCAAGATATAGCTACTATTGGAGGTCAATTAGGTATAAGTAAAGATGAGATATTAGGCTTTACAGCGGCGGCGAATGAGTTTGCTGTAGCTTTAGGAGGGGATTATAGTGGTGGTATCGAATCTGCCGTGTTATCTGTAGGTAAACTAAACACCTTGTTTTCTGATACCGAAAACTTAAAAATAGATGAACATCTTAAACGTGCTGGGTCTGCTTTTAATCATTTAAGTTCTGAAGGGAAAGCTAGCGTAGAAAACATTAACGATTTCGCTACTAGAGTAGGTACTTTACCTAGTGTTTTAAGACCTTCTTTTGCGGCTACTGCTGGATTAGGTGCTTTTTTAGAAGAGCTTGGACTTAATTCCCAGATTGCCTCTAGCGGTTTTAGTACTCTTATTTTGACAGCTGGTAATCAATTGCCGAAATT